CGGCGGGCTCGACCTGTCGGCGACCACCGACTTGACGGCGCTTGTGCTGCTGTGCCGGGTGAATGGAATTGTTCGGGTGCATCCGCATTTCTGGATGCCGCAGGACAGCGTTCAAGAGGCGGCGCGACGCGATCGGGCGCCGTATGATGTTTGGGTTAGACAGGGCCTGCTGCGGACGACGCCGGGCAAGGTCATCGATTATGATTTCGTCGCGCGGGACATCGGGGAGATAACTGCCGGCATGTCCGTCGCCAAGCTCGGTTTTGACCGCTGGCGCATGGACCGCATGAAGGGCGCGCTGGAGCGACAGGGGGTCGACCTCCCGCTTGAGCCCTTCGGCCAGGGTTATGCCTCGATGTCCCCCGCTCTGGATGCCTTGGAAGCGGATTTATTGAACGGTGTTGTGCGCCACGGCGGGCACCCGGTGCTGACAATGTGCGCGGCCAACGCGGTCGCGGTGCAAGACCCTGCGGGGAATCGTAAACTGGACAAGTCCAAGGCAAACGGCCGCATCGACGGCATGGTTGCATTGACGATGGCGGAAGGTGTCGAGGCTATGTTTGCTGAACCGACACCCTGGTCGCCATGGGACGATCCGAACTTTAGCTTGGTGGCGGCATGACGGGTTACAAACTATCCGCCCGCGCTGCGGCGAACGAACGCAAATGGGGCAACGTGGTCCCTTTGCGTGAGGAACGCATAATTACCGAGCTTCCCGGCATCGACCGGCCGGGCTCTAATCTACTGCAGGTCTTCGGCCTGGAATCGGTTTCCCTGCCGGCGGTCTGCATCGACAGTGCGCTTACGGTGCCTGCCTTCATGGCGGCTGCTACCTTCCTGCCGCGTTCGCTGGCTGCTCTGCCCCTCCACGCCTTCCGCAAGACCAAGGCTGGGCCGGAAAAGATCGCTGGTGGGCTCGAAACACTGATCCATGAAGCGCCTAACGCGGAATGGACCAGCTTCAAGCTGCGGCAATATTTCTGGACGCAGGTTTTCACGGGCGGGCGCGGCCTGCTCTACATCGAACGGTCCGGGTCGAACATCGTCGGGCTCTACCCGATGAATCCGGTTCACACGAAGGTCAAACGCGACGGCATGGGCCGGACCATCTACGAGGTGGATGGCAAGCCCTATTCCGGCGCGGACGTAATCGACGTGCCTTTCATGCTGAAGGCCGATGGTATCGGCCATTACAGCCCGGTTACGCTGGGTGCCAAGGCAATTCAGCTCGCCCTGGCTATGAACGACTATGGCTCGCGGTTCTTTGCCGGCGGCGGCGTTCCGCCTCTTGCGCTGGAAGGCCCGCTTCCTGCTGGCCCCGAGGCGATGAAACGCGCGATGGCGGATATCCACCGGGCGATCGACGCGGCCAAGGACAGCGAAAAGCCCATCTTCCCGATGCCTCCCGGCCATACGTTGAAGCAAGTCGGCTTCGATCCGGAAAAGGGCCAGATGACCGACGCTCGGCGGTTCCAGGTGGAGGAAATCGCCCGCATCTTCGGCCTTCCGCCCGTATTCCTGCAAGACCTGACGCACGGCACGTTCTCCAACACCGAGCAGCAGGACTTGCACTTGGTCAAGCACCTGATTTCGCAGTGGGCGCAGGCGCTAGAGGAAGAAATGAACCTCAAGCTGTTCGGGCAACGGAACGGCGGACGATACGTCGAACATAATATTGATGGCCTGCTGCGCGGCGACTTCAAGACCCGAATGGAAGGTCTGGCACGTGCCGTCCAGACCTCGATCCTGACCCCCGACGAAGCGCGCGGGCTTGAGAACCGCCCAGCAAAGGGCGGCAATGCGGACAAACTCTTTATGCAAGGTGCAACTCTACCGATTGACAGCGCGGCAGCCGTGGACCCCGCAAACCAGGGAACTAGCGCATGACGATGGAACGTCGCGCCCTCGCTGCTCCGCCTGAAGTGCGGGCGGATGACGGCGCCATGGTGGCGCGCGGCTATGCTGCGCTATTCAATTCCGAGGCCGATATTGGCGGATATTTCCGCGAAGTCATCGCCCCCGGCGCCTTTACCGAGACGCTGAAGAACGACGACATTCGGGCGCTGATCGACCACGACACCGGCCGCGTTATCGGGCGGTCATCGGCCGGAACGCTGCGGCTCAAGGAAGACGACAAGGGCCTGTCGGTGGAAATCGACCTGCCCGACACCACGGACGGCCGCGACCTCGCGGTGCAACTGGAACGCGGCGACATTTCGGGAATGAGCTTCGGCTTTATCGTCCGTCATGACGAATGGGACGAAACCAGCGACCCGCCGACACGCACGATTCACGCTGTGGACCTGCGCGAAGTCTCGGCAGTGGCGTTCCCCGCCTACGGCGACACGGAAATCGCCCTTCGCTCGCTGGAGAACGCGCGCAACGAAAAGCGCAAATGGAACAACAGCGGCTATCTGATCCGCAAGGCGCAGCTCGACCACTACGAGCGCCGCCTCTGACCTTCGCCCGGTGACCGCCGGAGGCCCTGGCAGGCTTTAAACCGCCACCCGACAGCCCGCCATCCCGGCGGGCTTTTTTATTGGAGCTATGAAATGTCTCTGACTGCCCTTCATGAGCAGCGCGGTCGCCTGGTCACTCAGGCGCGGGAAGCGCTGGAAGAAATCAAGACCAACACCGAGGAAAGCCGCGCGGCCGAACTCGAACAGCGTCACGACACGATCATGTCGGAACTCGACGCCATCGACGGCAAGATCGCTCGCGAAGAGCGCGTTGCCAAGCTGGAGCGCGAGGAAGAAGAGCGCCGCGCCAAGTCGCGCCCGAATATGGGCGAAGGCGAAGGCCGTGGCCAGGACGAGCCTGCCAAGCCGTCCTACCGCGATGCGTTCGTCGCCCTCGCCCGCTGCGGCTTCAACCCGCAGGAGCTTTCGGACGAACAGCGCGCCGTCATCAAGGAAGGCGTCGCCGAGTTTCGCGCTCAGTCGACCACGGCCGGCGCTGGTGGCTACACCGTTCCGACCGACCTGGCTGCCGTCGTTGACAAGACGATGAAGGCCTGGGGTCCGATGTACGATGAAGCCATCTGCACGGTGCTCAACACCTCGGGCGGCAACCCGCTGGACTTCCCGAAGACCGACGACACTGCAGTTGCTGCTGCGCAGCACACTGAAGCCACGGCCATGACGGACGACGGCGGCGCCGATGCGACCTTCACCAAGATGACCCTTGGTGCGTTCGCCTACGACACCGAATGGGTGCAGATTTCCATGGAAATCATGCAGGACAGCGCGATCGACATCGAACAGTTCATCGGTGAGCTGCTCGGCGAACGTCTCGCCCGTCGCGTCAACTCGGAACTGACTGTCGGCGACGGCACGGGCGACCCGCTCGGCATCGTTGCGGCTTCGGCTGCCGGCAAGACCTCGGCCTCGCAGACCGCGTTCATCGCTGATGAGCTGATTGACCTGCTGCACTCGGTCGACCCGGCTTACCGGGCCTCGCCGAAGGCGCGTTGGCAGTTCAACGACACCACACTGAGCCAGATCCGCAAGCTCAAGGACGGCAACGGCCAGTACATTTGGTCGATGGGCGACATCCGCACGGGCGAGCCCGGCCGGCTGCTCGGCTACAACTATTCGGTCAACCAGGCGATGGTTAACGCGGCGACCGGCACCAAGCCGGTTATCTTCGGTGACCATAGCAAGTACTACGTCCGCAAGGTCGGCGCTCCCGTCGTCGGCGTGCGCCGTGAGTACTACTGGCCGAATATCGGCCTGGCCGGCATCGTTCGCCTCGACGGTGATCTGATCCAGACCAGCGCCGTTCGCCATCTTATTATGGCTTAATCCGGTTGGGGCGGGCTTCGGCTCGCCCCTTCCCTTTTAGGGAGGAAGCCACATGGCTGGCTCTTACAATACCACCGGCTACCGCAACGCTGATGGCGTGCTGGTTACCCAGGGGCAGACTGCGGTAACGCAGGCAAGCTCGATTACGACTGGCGTGACCTGCTCGGCCTATTCGGGCGTCATCACGACTGTTTCGCAGACTGTCGCGGGCGGTGCGGAAGCTGAGTTCACCGTGACTAACACGAAGGTCCGCGCGACCGACGTAGTGGTCGCCTGCATCAAGACGCACACCTCCGCTGGCGAGTTCATCGTGGGTGTTTCGGCTGTTGCAGATGGTTCGTTCAATCTGCGGCTTACGAACCTGCACGCCTCGACGGCGGGCAATAACGTGCTCGTCATCAACTTCGTTGTCCTGCCGTGCGAAGCGTAAAAGTTCGGTTGCTGGTCGGTCTTTCGGGACCGACCTTCAACCTCCAGCCCGGCGACATCTACGAATGCGATGAGGCGGAAGCCACGCGCCTTCACAGCGCCCGCTACGCCATTCCCTACGAGGAAGACCGCATCGAGCGCGCCGTAGCCGCGCCAGCGCCTGAACGCCGCAGCCCACTCGACCATGACGGTGACGGCCGAAAGGGCGGGAGTTTGCAGGGCGCGCAATCGACCCGCGCGAAAGGTGCTCGCAAGAAATGAGCTGGTATCCGGCCACCGTCACAGTTGCCGCCGCAAGCGAGCCCATTTCGCTGGACGAGGCGCGGACTCATGCCCGTTGGGACGGCAGCACGGATAACGACACCGCCCTGGCTCTCTACATTGCCTCGGCCCGGGCCTACGTCGAAAAGTATTGCGGCACCGCACTGGTGACGCGGACTGTCACCGTGAAGTGCGACAGCTTCGACGATTTCGCGGTTTTCCCGCTCGCCCCGTTGTCGTCGGTTTCGTCTGTGTCGTATGTCGACACGGCCGGCGCGACGCAGACACTTTCCACCGACGTTTACGAAGTCCGCATCGATGGACTCGATGCCTCAATTGTCCTGAAATACGGGCAGTCCTGGCCGGGCATTCAATCCGGCTCGCGCATCACCGTAACCGCGGTCCTCGGCTATTCGGCCATCCCCCCCGACATCAAGCACGCCCTGCTTGCCCTCGTTGCCCAAGGTGACAACGAGCGCGAAGCGGCATTTGCGGGCGTCCACGACCTCCTCGCCAACCATCGGATTTACGTAGGAACCTGACAATGGCTGCCCCAACCTCAACCAACTCCACGACCTCAAGCACCACGCTTGCGACTGTGACCGGCCCGTTCGTCATCGAAAACACCGACGCGAACCGGCTTTACGTTCTGCTGCACAGCGGCACGGCCTCGGCGACCAACTTCAGCTTCTCGCTGGCGCAAAACGAGAATGCCGAGATTACGGCTTATCGCGGTGTCGTGAAGGGTATCTGGGCCGGCGACGGCTCGGGCGCTGCCCTGTTGACGGAACTGTACTAAGTGCAAGCCGGTCGCCTCAACAGGCGGATTACCATCCTCCAGTCCGGGTCGACGCGCGAAAGCACGTTCCGCACGGACACTAAGGGGTGGGTGCCGCTGGCGACCGTATGGGCTGAAGTGCAGGACATGCTGCCTTCTCGTGGCGACAGGCTGGCGGAAGGCGTGGACATCGCCCGCAAGCCCTGCCGGGTCCGCATTCGCTACCGCTCGGACGTAACCAGCGACATGCGCCTTCGCATCCGCAGTGAGGAATATCGCATCGTCTCGGGTCCGGTGGAATTGGGATTGCGCGAGGCACTGGAAATGCTGGCGGAACAGGTCACCCCGGAAGGCGTGCGGCCATGATTAAAACCAAGGGTTTTAAGGAACTGGACGCGTTCCTGGCCGCCTTCCCGGCGAAGCTGCAAAAGAACGCTGTTAGGTCGGCTCTCACTGCTGCCGCCCGGCCCGTCCGGGATGAGGCGCGGGCACGGGCGGAACGCAAGACCGGCAAGCTGCGCAAGGCCATCAAGACATCTAACCCGAAGGTCAATGCGGACGGGACGGTTAGCGTCCGGGTGAAGCTGCAGGGCGAGCACAGCTATCTCGGCTGGTTTCAGGAATACGGCGTCGCGCCACACTTCATCCGCGCGGGCGATAGCGGGAAATCCCCACGACTGTTGAACAAGGCGGCGAAGCGGGGCGATGTTCTCGGCGACGTGGCCACGGGCCACCTTAAGATCGGAGACAACTTCATTTCCGGCGAGGTCTTCCACCCTGGCCGCGCTGCGAGGCCCTTCCTCCGCCCGGCGCTCGATGTCCGCGCCAAGGATGCGGTGCAGGCGTTCGGCGACCGGCTGGCGTCCTACCTGAAAGACAAGACCGGCTTTTCCGCCCCTGCGGTTGAGGTCGACGAATGAACGGGGTGGCCGCCATTCTCCAATTGCTCGCTGCGGATGCGGGCATCGGGGCACTGATCGACGTGGACGCCTCGCCTTCCAGGATCACCGGAGGGACTGTCTCGCGTAACGTGACACTTCCCGCTCTGGCGGTGCAGGAAATCAGCTCTGTTGACCGCAACATCCCCAACCCTGGCTCCTATCGGCATGTGACCGACCGGGTGCAGGTGACGGGGATGGCGCGGACATATCCCGACCTCGTCGAACTTATGCAGGCAGTGACCGCCGCCTGTGCAGACCAATTCCCGACCGTATCGGGTCTAACCCGCGTGGTCGTCCATACCGATGGCGCAGGCCCGGACTTCATGGACGACCAGGCATCACTTTTTATGAAAACCCAGGACTTCCGCGTCTCATATTCCGAGGCGCGATAAGTAATTGCCACTCCGGCAATAAGCCCGCCCTGACCGTGACGGGGCTCTTTCCTATCAGGAGCCAACCAAATGACCGTTGCAACCACGGCGGGCACGACTATTGCTGTGTCCGCATCTGCCCCCGCCACCTATGACAGCTCGGGTTATGGCGCCCTTTCTTTCACGACCGTTGGCGAGGTTACCAACCTCGGCTCGTTCGGCCGTGAATATGCCTTGGTTACGCACAACCCGATCGGGACGCGCGCTACCCAGAAATACAAGGGCAGCTACAACGAAGGCCAGATTGCCATGGAAGTCGGTCTTGACACCGACGACGCCGGGCAGGACTTGCTGGCCACCGCCTCGGCCTCGGACAGCAACTATTCGTTCAAGGTCACCGCGCAGAACGGCGATGTCTATTACTTCATCGCCAAGGTCATGTCGTTCAAGCGGAACTTTGGCGGCGTTGACCAGATCACCTCGGCGACCATCACGCTCGAAATCACCTCGTCTTCGGGTGGTGTCGGCGTCGTGACCGTCGAAGCGTAAGGGAGGGCTAGATGGCAACCTCCCTCAGCACTGCTCGCGTCTCTGGCGGTTTTTCCGCCAATTTCGCCAGCACGGTCGACCTGGGCACCGTCACGCACGATGTTGCGTGGGGTCCGTCCTATGTGTTTACCGATGGAACCGGCGCCGACCAGGCCAAGGCGGTTTTCACCGATACGCGGACGATCTCTGCATCGTCCTCGGAATCGCTGGACCTTGACGGCCTGACCGATGCGTTCGGCAACACCATCGTCGGCACGAAGATCAAGGCGATTGCGATCCAGGCGGCGTCCGGCAACACCAACGACGTTGTCGTCGGCGGTGCGGCGTCCAACCAGTTCGCCTCGCTGTTCGGCGATGTGTCTGACACGATCAAGGTCAAGCCCGGCGGCTTTTTCATGGCCGTCGCTCCCAACTCGACCGGCTACGCGATCACCGCGTCGACCGGCGACACGCTCAAGATTGCGAATAGCTCGTCCGGCTCGAGCGTAACCTACACCATCGCGATCCTGTTCGTGGTCTGATTCAGTCCGTGAGCTGAGACTACCCCACTACCCCCGCTCCGGCGGGGTTTTTTGTCCCTGCCTGCCATCGTCACGGAGGCGGCAGGCAGGGGCACCCTTCCGTGAAAGGACGACCCAATGTTTGATATCACTAAGAAGCGCGCCAGCGAAACGGGCGTCATCGACCTCAAGAACGGCGATGGCGGGATGCTGTACGATGACGAAGGCAATCAGCTTTCGGTCACCGTTTATGGACCCGGTTCGAAAATCTGGCAGCAGGCGGATGCGGAAAACAACCGCCGCCGCAATGAGCGTATCCGCAAGGCCGGCGGCAACTTCACCGCTGCGCTGGACAACGTGAAAGACGACCAGATCGACTTCCTCGTTCGGGTGACCATCTCGTTTGACGGGTGGGAATACCCTGCCGAGAAAGGCAAGTGGCCGACGCAAGCGGATATGTTCCGCGCGGCCTATTCCGATGACAGCATCGGCTTCATTCGCGACCACGTATTCAGCGAGGTTCGCGACTGGACGGCTTTTACGAAAGGCTCGGCGACGAGCTGAGCCTATGGGTCCAGCAGCAAGCTTGGCTCTCTGCCGTACCTGAAAAGCGCGGCAACATCGCCGACCAGGGGGAGCCTATCTCCCGCTATCGCCAGATGAAAGACGAGGGGATTACGCCGGTCTTCCCGGACAACCCCGCCGAATATCTGACGACATGGCTATTTGAGATAGGCCCCTCTGTTTCCGGCGGCATGGGCGAGGCTCCGCTTGACTGGTCGCATATCCGCGCCTGGCAGGAGACGATGGGCATTGAGTTGCTGCCATGGGAGGCGCGGATAATCCGGCGCCTCTCTGGCGACTTCGTTGCCCAGCGTGCCAAATCGCGGAAACCGGATTGCCCGGCGCCTTATACGGGCGACGCGAACAAGCTGAAGGTCAATCGCGACATCGTTGCCGAGAAGGTGTCCAGCGTCTTCGGCGGGATGGCTAAGCGAGTTGCGCCCGCTCGATGAGCCGCTGTCGTTCGCTGTCCGTGCTGTCCCGGATCATTCCGGGGATTAGAAACGCGTCGATCACCAGCCAGACAAAGCCGATGAGCACGAAGTAGGACAGTATCTGCAATATCGCGGATATAGGCCTGCCGAGATAGAACCGATGGCCGCTTACAAACCAAGTAAGCAGCCAGAGCAAATAGGCCGCGCCGACGCTCTTTTTAGCGTTGGTCACGCGCTGTTCGATCAAGATCAGGTCTTCGGTGCTGAGAGTGGCCATGTGCTTCTCCTCCCGGCCTGAATAACCCCATTGCAACGCAAAGGCTAGCGCATGAAAGCGGGAACGCTCGAAATCGAGATCGTCGCCGAAATCGCGCGGCTGCAGCAGGACATGGCGGACGTTAAACGCGCCATCAAGGGCGTTGACGACGCTATTCGGCCGGCGAACGATAACTTCAACAAGTTCGGCAAGGGTGCGCAGCAGGCGGGCGCCAGTTCAAAGCTGGCAAGTCATCAGGTCCAGAACCTCGCCTATCAGTTCAACGACCTGTTCGTTAGCCTGGCGTCCGGTCAAAAGCCCATGACTGTTTTCATGCAGCAGGGCAGTCAGATTGGGCAGATCATGGCCCAGGCGCGCATCGGCGTTGGTGGATTGACCAAGGAAGTCGGTGGGATGGTCGGCAACTTCGCCAAGGCCCACCCGATCCTGACGGCTGTCGCCGCTGCGGCTGCGGCATCTGCTGGCGCCATGACCCTGCTAACGCGGGAAGTGAACGCGGAACGGAAGGCCGAGCTTGACGCATACGTTGCCTCGCTTGGGCTGACCAAGGAAGAAATCGCCAAACTCGGCCCCGTCTCGATCACCGCGGGCGATGCCATGCGCGGGCTGTGGGCGGTCATCAAGGAAGGTCTCGGGCTCGAAAAGGTCTTCACCGTCCTGAAGAATACCGTTGTCACCGTATTCAATGCGATGCTGACCGCGGGCAAGTATGCGGGCGCGGGCATTTACGCGGCGCTGGCTGGAAGCGTCGACGGGACAATTCTGGTCTTCAAGTCCCTTCCGGGCATCGTCGGGGAAGCCGCTGCCAACGCGGCCAACGCTGCAATCGCGGCGATCGAGCGCATGATAAACAAGGCGCTCGCCGGGATGAACGCGATGATTACGCTCATCAACGGCGCCTTTAGCACCAGCATTCAATCGTTTGGCCCGGTCAATCTCGGCCGGGTGGAAAACCAGTGGGCCGGCGCAGGCAAGGCTGCGGCCAACGGTGTTATCGCTGGTTACAGCAAGCGATTCAATGAGGGCCTGGGCGCCTTCGACGCTGCCGGCAAGCGACTGTCGGACGCCATGGTGGACGCGGCCAAGGATCGGCTCGGCGCCAAGGCCGGAGAAATCATCTCCGACCGCACGGCGGGCAGGATCAAGAACAGCGCCGCGAAAGCCGGACGCGACGCAGGCAAGGCATTCAACGATGAGGCGCTGAAGGCATTTGCGGAAGCGTTGGACAACATCGAAAGCGCGCTGGGCGACATCGGGGAAATGGCCCTCGATGGGTTCGCTAAGATGGGTCGATCGCTCGGCGACCTGATCGCCGCGGGTGTTGATAAGGCCGCGGACGATGCCGAGAAGCGACTTTCCGAACTGAACGCACGTATTGAACAGTCAATCTCGCTAATCAGCGGGTTCGGCGGAATTGGCGGCGAAGTCGGCGGCTTCCTCGGCACGTTGAACCAGACCGACTTCGGCAACAAGTTCCTCGGGAAACTTGAAGGAACGCTGGATAAGTTCTTCGGCGGGGAAGGGTCGTTCAATCAGGCGCTGGGCATCTTCAGCGTTGCGGTCGAGGCCAATAAACTTATCGGCAAGATATTCGGTTTCAAAGGCGGTCCACTGGGCGTCCTGACCAGCTTGTTTACCTCCACCCCCAAGGCTTCCGCGACGCTCGGCGTCACCAATGGAAACTTTGGCATCACCAGCCTGACGGGCAACAGCAACAAGCGCAAGCAGGCTTCGGCGGAACTCGGCGGCGGCATCTTCGATTCCCTCGCGCAGATTGCGGAAGCGTTCGGGGCGGACCTCGGCTCGTTTTCGTCCAGCATCGGCATTCGCAAGAAAAGCATTGTTTTTGACCCGTCCGGGCAAGGACGGACCAAGGGCGCCGGGGTCGTCAACTTTGGGCAGGACGAGGAAGCGGCGATTAAAGCCGCCATTAAGGACGCGATTTCGGACGGCGTATTCGAAGGCCTCTCGGCGGGTGTTGAGCGCCTGCTGAAAGGCGAGGGCGACATTGAAAAGCAGCTGCAAAAGGCCCTGAGTTTCCAGGGTGTATTCGATGAGCTATCGCAGCGCAACGACCCCACTGGCTTCGGCCTCGGCCAGCTCGACAAGCAGTTTGGCAAGCTCCGCGACATCTTCGCGGAAGCAGGCGCCTCGACCGAGGAATACGCCAAGCTCGAAGAACTGTTCCAGCTCAAGCGCACGGAAATCATCAACGAGGGCTCGCGCCGATCGCGGGAACTGGAAATCGAAATCATGCGCCTTACGGGCGATGAAATCGGCGCTCTGGCTGCCGAGCGGGCGATGGAAAAGGAAGGTCTCGACGCCACCCTGTCCGCGCTGATTGACCGCCGCAACGCTCTTATCGACGAAGCCATTGCCGCAGAACAGGCGCGGGCCGCAGCCGATGAACGCCGCCAGCTTGAATATCGCATGGCGCAGGTGCTCGGCGACGAGGAAAAAATCCTGACCATGCGTCGCGAGGATGAACTTGCGGCGGTGTCGGATCTCAACAAGGTTTACCTCCAGCAGGTCCACGCTGCGGAGGCCGCTGCCGCTGCGGTAGCCAAGGCCGCCGCTGCCCAAAACGCGGCTGTATCGAGCCTGCAGGGCTTGCCCGGCATGATTGGCGGCGGTGTCCTCGGTGCGGCTGGCAACCCCGCTGTGATGAGCGCGCTGGGCATGTTTGCAGGCGGCGACGTGACCGGCGCTCGCAATGCGCTGGCCTCGTACATCTCGAATACCGTCGGCACTGCCCTGCCCGGTGCGACCTCGGCGGTACAGTCGGCGGCGATCGACCAGGTGATTGCCAGCCTGTCGCCGAGTGGCCCCGTCAATATCGGGCGCGGTGTCACCACGGGCATGATTGCCGGCAACAAGAAGCCTGCCGGGAACCTGTCGGACGGCAAGCTGGCGCAGTCGTTTGCGGATGCCGAAGCCTCGCGGGTGGACAAGCTGGACGACCTGCATTCGCGCCTGGCCGATGCTTACGACCGGGAAAAGAAGGCGCTGGAAGACCTCGTGGAACCGTTCCGCAAGGTGCGCGAGGAACTGATTGCCTACAAGGAAGACTTGCTGGGTGGGATGCGTTCGCCGGGCCAGACGCTCCAGTCCCTGCAAGTCAAGCTCATGGCAGCCGCCGCGTCGAAAGATGCCAGCGTCCTCGCCACCATTCCGGGGCTGGGCCGGGACTTCGACAGCCTCGCGCGCAGCCGGTCGAGCACCAAGGCCGATTACATGCGGCAGCAGGCATTCCTTGTCGGCATTGTCGACCAGGCCATCGGCACGGCCGGCGGGCAGGTGAACTACAATGAGGAACAGCTGCAGCGCCTCGACAAGTCGGTCGACGTGCAGATCGAGATGAAAAAGGAGCAGGAGACGACAAACGAACTCCTGCGCCAGCTGCTCGACGAGAACAAGGGCGAGCGCTCCGAACAGCTCCAACTCGGCCTCAAGATCGAACAGTGGACGCATGGCGCCCACAAGGCGCTGCGCGGTGCAACCCGTGGCGGTAACACGATGGAAGTGGAGTTCGACGCCTGATGTCTCTCCATGGCCGCATAATCGACATTTCAACCGGCGACGTGGTTACGTCCAACGTAACCGACACGTCGGACGATTGGGA